CCTAGCGGCGGCAATCCCACGCTCCTGTCGTGCATAGAGAGCTATACGGCCGCGGAGACGCTTGACGAGGACAACAAGGTGATTAATCCCGCCACAGGGGAAAAAGTCGTGGGTAGCAAACGTATCCTCTTTTGGAGTCTCCCGGAGCTTCTTATCATCACGCTCAAGCGCTTCTCCAATTCTATGCGTAAGAATAAATGTTTAGTGGACTTCCCCTTGGAGAACCTAGATCTCTCTCCTTACGTCGTGGGATACGACAGCGATTCGTATGTGTATGACCTGTTCGGCATCTGCAATCACGGCGGCGGCGTACTCGGCGGCCACTATACATCGTTCGTAAGGAACGCTAACGGGCGCTGGTATCACTACAACGACACTCACGTGAGCCCAGTCCAGAAGGAAAGCCAGTTGAAGAGCCCGCTAGCCTATTGCTTTTTCTATCGAAAAAAAAAAGATACCTAATATATAGATGAACATTGACGTCACTCCAACAAAGGGATTTCCTCATATGTATGACTTCATTGGCAACAAACTTGGCAGCGCGGCAAATCCTACGGTGCTAATAATCCTGACGGTCGTGATCATAATCTACTATCTCGTTTTCAACTATTTAGGTAGTTCCGCAAAGGTAGGGGCCAAGATGGCCTCTCCCGTGTCTCGCTCGACCGGACTGGTCATACTGGAGACTGTCCTCTGGGGTGTTTTCATCTTTCTCGTGCTCGTCAATGGTCTCCAATACTTCTTCAAGATCGATATCAAAACCAGCATCAAGAACTTGTTCACGCCCCTCCCTGAGGTCGATGTCACGATAACCTCGCCCAACGTGGAAACGACCAGCACCAAAGGTCCAGGCATTGGCGGAGGGCTGAATATCCATGCAGGAGAGGGGAGCTGGGACAGCAGCGATTACGACGAGGATGGGTCGCCGGGCGACGGCAGCACCTATGACATGCGGCACCATCAGCATGGAGGTGTTCCTGTAGATTCAGAGGAGCAGGCGTTTCACGTTCCGGACAACAGGTATACCTACGAGGACGCTCGTGCGCTCTGCAAGGCCTACGACAGCCGCCTGGCAGACTATAGCGAGATCGAGGAGGCATACAAGAAAGGTGGCGAGTGGTGTGGGTTTGGTTGGTCAGCTGACCAGATGATCTTCTACCCTACCCAGATGGAGACGTGGAAGAATCTCCAGAAAATCAAAGGGCACGAACACGACTGCGGCCGTCCTGGTGTGAATGGAGGCTTCATCAAGAACAAGCATGCGCGTTTCGGTGTGAACTGCTTCGGGAGGAAACCCAAGATGACAGAAGTCGAGAAGGATATGATGGCCGAGGCTACGCCGTACCCCCTCACACCAGCAGAGGAGCGATTCAACGCAAAGGTGAAGCACTATAGAGAGAAAATAGGCGATATTCCCTTGTCGCCGTTCAACTACAGCTCTTGGAACGAAACGTAGATGAATAGGGCGCAGTAAAAGCGCTATATTCATCAGTAATACTGCCCAGGCCCCGGCTGGTGTGGAAGTCTTGGGCGGTGTTGCCCCTTGTGTTTGCGCGCCTTGCCGGCTGCATCTAGTCTGGAGAGAAGGAAGAAGACAAACAGCAAAGCGACCGCGCTCATTACAAAGCGCGCCCAGACGATCGCTGATCCCGCCTTCACCAAGGTAGCGCCCATTGGCACGCGCTGGCGTATAACGCCCTTAGCTTTCCTTGTGAACAGGTACCCGCCCCCTATGAGGAGGGCAGCCAATATGAGTGTCTTAGGGTCTGTATTGATCTTGATCGCCATTTAGTACTATAGCGAGAGATTTTAATGCTTGCGCCGCGTTCGTCGTCTCTTCTTTCGCTTCGATTTGCGCCGGCTGCTGGCGCGCGCGTGCCGCCGCCCGGCTAGCGCGAGTAGCGTAGCATATAAACCCTCCCGCACAGGACGCGCCGCGCCGCCACTGCTGCAAGGGGGCGGCTCGGTCTCATCCTCCTTCCGCCAGAGCCCGGCGGGGATAGCAAGGCTGCCAGCGAGACCGCCGCCCCCGCCGCGGAGCCCCTTAAGAATATGGGGCAACGCGTGGTGTCCGCCCTGGAGCCGTGGCGCATCGATGCGATACCCGAGGCTCTTCACTTCACCGCCTTCTTTGTAATAAATTAGATCCTTATCTTGCATAACGCCTTTCATTGCATGTACATGAGCTTTTATTTGTAGGTGCGCGACGACCAGTCGAATTTGCGTGTGGCCCCTGGCCCAGTGGCGCGGCCCTCGCGGAGACGGCGTAGCCTCTCCTCTTCCTCTGTCTTCTTGATCGCCTCGTACTGCTCAACGAGGGGATCGGCCATGTTAGGATCGAACTCGAATATGCTCAGATCGTAGTCTTTCTTGATGTGCTTGTAGATCAAGGCGCTCAGCACGCCGAACTGCGTCCCGCAAGGATCGTAGCGGAGAGCAGACGACAGGCCGCGCTCTGCCGCCTGGCATCGCCCTAAGTACCAGTCGTGGACCATTGCCTCGCAGGATGAGGCATACTTTCCGTGATGCTCGGCCTCAAGCAGCTCCTTGGTCTGTGGACAACTCATATAGTCATCGAGCGCGAAACGTTTCTTAAGGCCAGCCGCCCGCGCCTCGATCACCTCCAAAGGTGTAGGAGAGGGTGGTCTTTGTTCGGGGATAGCTCTTCTGTATCTACTCATCGTCTGCTTCGGAAGATAGGTGGTATAGAAAGGTAGTGATACTCCTCTTAAACCCTTTCTCGTCTTCGAGTGTGTACCCATGGTCGCTAATGAGCTCGCAAAGCTCTGAGTAAAAGGCCTTAATATACTCGCCGTGCGTGGGCCGGCGTCGTGCCGACATTGCAGATGTTGTGTCGGCGAGCGGGCTGTCGAACCATTCGCGGAAGCTTTGCCTCGTGGGTGCGGGAACGATATTACTGATGCGCAGCATACTACGGTAACCTGGGGCCTACCATTTAAGCGTGTTTCACGAGTTGTAGGAGCGCTTGATCTCAGGCACGTAGCGTACCTCACGCTGTTCCTTCATATACTTGATCAGCTGTTCGACTTTGCTCGCGTCGCCTATGCATTCTGTAAGGCATCTCTTCACAAACTTAAATGTAAGGGGGGCTGTAATCCGCGTGTCCTGGAATTTCAACTTGCCATCCGTGATCTGCACTGTGGCGTTCCGCATCCCATTTGAGTCAGCGTAAGCAATGATGTCGGCGGTTAGCTCGTTCCGTTCGACCCGCGCCGCTTTTACCTCAACATTATGCCGCTTGATGCGGTTGTCAAGGGCGACCCAGTGTCTGATAGTGTCGGTGAAGTCCATCGGTGTATGATATAAGGGGATAGTTTTAAGTACCTTCTTATATCAATGCTTAGCGCCGGCAACGACGGCAACGACGGCGGCGAGTGCGGCGGCGCCTCTTGCCGCCCTTCTTCTTCTTGCGCCCGTAAGTGTTCTGCAGGTACCACAGCGTGGCCGGCGCCAGGGCCGTGTGGATCGCGCTGCCGACGTTGCCACCACGACGGCGGCGGCGTCCACCGCGACGGCGGCGGCGCTTGCCTCCGCGGGTGCGACGGCGCCGCACGCGGCCGCCGAAGCGCTTCCTAGTTCTACGTCCTCCACGAGATCTCCTTGTGCGAGCCATTATATACTATAGTAAGAAATTATATCTTCGGCGAGGGGAGGGTCCGTTTATTACGCAGCAAAAGGATAAATATCCCTAAAATTAGCAAAAAACTTATAAACACGAATATGATAGACAGAAAGATATAGGGATAGAGCTCCTTGAGGATCATGTCTATCATAGGCCTCACAAGGTGCTTCATCTCCTCCCTCACATCTTCTCGCTTGAGTATACTTAAGCACTGCTGCACAACGGCGTTCCTTACGCCTTTCATTACTGAAGATATACATTTTTTTCTGTGGCCGCGTACTAGTTGCGCCTTGATTTTCTCCTTTAGCATTAATGAGCAGTCTCGAACATACCGCAGACGAAAACTACCCTTTTGCGGCACTGACCTTATCAACGCCGGTCGGCGTCCAAGGTGGCGCCTATTTTTCTAAACTCCGTATCGACGGTGAGCCTCTCCTGGTTCAGACCCCTAAATGTACAACCAAGAATGGTGTCCATACCACAGGGAAGAAGGTCTACTGTGATTTGATGTTTGATGCCGATCAGGACAGGTTTCTCTCTTGGCTAAAGAATCTCGAGGACCGGATCCAAGAGCTCGTCTACGACAAACGCGACATATGGTTTCATACGGAAATGGACTACGACTCAATCCAGTACCACTGGCAGAACGTGACGCGATTGTACAAGGGCGTAAACCATCTCCTGCGCTGTTTCGTGCAGAAGCCCAAGGGGCTGCACGCCAAACAGGTGGTGCAGATATTCAATGAAGAAGAAGAGCCTCTCACCCTCGACGATGTCCAGTCAGACACGCAACTGATCTCCATACTAGAGGTGACAGGACTGCGCTTTACCTCGACGAGCTTCATGCTAGAGTTCTGCCTGAGGCAGATCATGGTGTTAGCTGACAAACCCGTCTTCGACAGGTGTCTGATAAGGGCCAAACAGCGTGCAAGCAGCGCTGTCGCGCCGCTGCCCTCCGAGACAGGCCTGGCGAAGGCGGCGGAAGGGACGGCTGCCACCGTCGATGCAACAGCAGTAGAGCCTGGGGGGGTCACGGCGGAGCTAGAGGCACCTACGGTGGACATCGACGCTGCACCAGCTGCCGCGGAGCAGGTATGCGAAGATGAGCCCGCGCCGAGCGCTGAGGACCCGCCCGCGACGGGCGTACCGGTCGCCTTGGGTGAGATGGACCAATGTTTAGAGAAAGAGCCGCCGACCAGCGCACCAACGCTGATAGGGGGCAGCGATGAGTCCTGTTCTTTAGGAGGAGAAAGGGGATTGTCGCAGGTCAACCTTAAGGTGGACGCCGGTGACGAACCTTTAACTTTGCGGAAGCCCAGCGAGGTCTACATTGAGATATACCGTGTTGCGAGACAGAAGGCGCGAGCTGCACGGCGGATCGCCATACAGGCCTATTTAGAGGCTAAGCGGATAAAGTCAGCATACCTGCTTGACGAAATGGATATCAGCTCCGACGAGGATGATTTAGACGATTACTCAGATACAAGCGAAATCGCTGAGCTCTAAATTATCCTTTCTGAAAAAAAATTTTATATGCTAAATTTATAGAATGAGCATTCAGCGGACATTGAAAAACATAACTGGAAATCACGTGCTCCTGTTCACGGTTTTCGCAGCCTCTTTACTTATCTATTTCGTCAACGGCTACTCAGCAGGCAAGGGGAGGATAACAGACGGCATGCAGGCGCACTACGCGGGCCAGCTGGGTGTGCGCGAGCAAGGCTACGCTCCGCCGCTGCAGGGCTACAAGGACCCGGAAGAGTCGCCAAACGTCCCGCAGACGAACAGGGCGGGTGGAACCTACGCAGGCTGCTGCGGGGGCTCCAACAACTACCAGCCCTCCCAACCTTTAGGGCACAACGAGGTGAACAGTAGCGTGTCCGGCATCGCCACAAACACGCACGGTCTCCCGCCGAGCTGCACGCGCCAGGCCGTCGTGGACCCGGCCCAGCTGCTCCCGCGTGACACGAACAACTCTTTCTCGCAGATGAACCCGATGGGCGCCGGGAGCGTGAGGGATGTCAGCCTGCTCAAGGCCGGATACCATATCGGCATCAACACCGTCGGCCAGAGCCTCCGCAACGCAAACCTTCAGGTCAGGTCCGAGCCGCCAAACCCGCAGCTCCGCGTCGGCCCTTGGAACAACAGCACGATCGGTCCCGACTTCAACAGGCGCCCGCTCGAGATTGGCTGCGGTCCCTTCTAAACCCCATTGGATAAAATCATCCTACTCTGATTTTATCTGATAAATATATAGATGGCAGCAAAAATGACGGCGTTTGGCTACATATTGACCGTATTTGTGGTCATAGTTATGATTAAGATGTATCTTGAGTCTGACGCCTTCAACCTAAAATGCATCCTATCAGAGGTCGATGGGAACAGATATTGCGTGCGTGAAAGGGCAAAGCTGCAACTGGCTGCAGACCTCCTCGCACGCGTCACTCGCAAGCTCAAGCGGACAGTGGCTGGGCTTGCGTCCAAATACCCGAACGAGGCGCGTGTTCAACGCTTGCGCGACGGTTTTAACCCGAAGAAGGTATGCGAGATTCTACCAACAAGCGCCTATACAGCCTACTCGGAGAATAAGGGAGAGAAGCTCGCCTTCTGCACGACGACGACGAAGGACGGAGATGCTCTGATCGACGAGAACACGCTGACGTTTGTCGGCCTGCACGAGATAAGCCACATAATGACCAAATCGGTCGGACATACAGACGAGTTCTGGAAGAACTTTAAGTTTGTGCTCGAGCACGCCGCCGAGGCCGGTCTGTATCGCCCCGAAGACTACAAGAAGAAACACAAAGACTACTGTGGCATGCAGATAACAGACAACCCCTACTATGACCTTTAGTAGTACACGCCCACAAAACCGCTGGCCCGTCGCGGCTCGTCGCAGGGCACTGATATGTGGGCATACCTTCCACCTGTCTTGCAGAGCAGAAGGCAGTCAGACATGCCCCCCGAGTGGTAGAGGATTACGTGGTCGTCATGGTCACGGTGGTACTCGAATACCCCTTCCACGAGGTGCGCTTCCGGGCTCTCCAGCTCCAGCGAGCCACCCAAGTAGGCGCGCCAGCCCTCGAGCACCGAGCTATAAGAAGGAACACGCACAGGAATGCGAAAAGCCGCGCGGCAGCCAGACGCAAGTAGCCGCCTTATTAACTTAACATCTACCTTCATGGTTGTAGGCATATGTTATGTACATATTAAAAAGGACGCCGTCCGTACACTTCTAGCCAGTGACGCGTGCCGTCGGGTGCCTCCTCCGGGTCTTGTTTGTCAGAGCGCAAGCAAATGAAAGTCTCTGGGATCTGAGGGAACTGTGTGTCGCAATCGAAATCAGCGTCTATGCGAGTAAGATATATCTTGTCTAACCGTGGATGGCCAATGAAGGTGCGATATATCTCTCCGCCGCCGATCACCCATGTCTGGTCATAGGCAGCAGTGACACGTTCTACGTCCGTCGCGCTGCGTACAACGGTCGCCCCTTCGCAACCCGTACCACCTGTTAAGACAAAGTTCGCTCTTTTAGGCAGTGGCCGTTTACCTTCAGGCAAACTTTGCCATGTATTCCGTCCCATCAGCACAGCGTTTCTCCCGTTGCCAATCGTCAACCTCTTGAAGAGTTGTAGGTCCGCATCCAGTGTCCAAGGGAGTCTGTTCCCCACGCCAATGCCACGGTTGCGACAGCAAGCAGCGATCATGTTCATGATACTAATAAATAATATAAGATCTATCTATATATGTCACAGGTCATTAAAGTCAATCATGTGACAAAGGACGGTACAAAGCATATCTACGTCTTCCTAGGGGGAAAAGATGTCGAGCGCGGGGACATGGGGCCGAACGGGGCGGCGATCTTCTCGGCGCACGAATGGGCCAACATTCAAAAGGAGCAGATAAAAGTGTCCGCCATCAAGGCCTACATCCACGGCGATGACACGGTTGGAGCTGTCCGAGGCAAACTTGTTAAATACCTCAAGCTAGGGACTTCGGCGAGAGAGCTCTACCTTTTTGGCATCAAGAATGCACCCCTTGACCCGCACTCTGTATACAGCCAACTCACCCAGCAGAACACACTTCCCCTGGACCACGAGCGCCTCTGCCTCTTTCTTCTGAACCTCGTTGGAGAGACATGCGACGATCGTGGGCACCACAGTTGCCCGCCACCCAAGGGTGACGGGGCCACATACGACTATGAGGACATAGCCAACTTGGCAGGCATAGATTGGGGAAAGCAGGCCTACACCGTGCCTATCGGCCAGCGCGTGGTGATACGTAAGAAGTACCCCTTCGTGGCCAACCCGTTCAACTGTCCCGCCCTGGATCCGCTCCTGAAGAAGCGTACAGAGCGACTCGTGAGCACACAGAACGGTAGCCTCCTATTTGAGCACGGCCCCCTGTGCGGCAACAACATATTCTTATGCATGGCGGAAGATGTTCTGGCATATGCCGCTGCCGCACCCCAGCTAGACCCGCGCGCTATGCTGGGATTGTACTTCCCCGCCCTCGTCGCGCGCGGCGTGGCTACGGTAAGCGACCTGGAGCGCGAGCGCCAAGCCCTCTACGCGGAGGACGCAGAGCAGTATGGAAAGGGCTTTGTGCGCTACAATGAAGGTGTCAACCTTCTATACGAGATGTACGACGCGAGAAAGACGGAACTCCCCTATACGGCGGGGATGCCCGGCGTCACGGCGGCAGAGTTTACGCTTCATCCCGCCTATGTTGGGCGCTTCCCTTTGGACATTCTTTTCAAGGTTGTCAACGCCACTGCTATTATGCCCATGGTCAAATACAATCCCGGACCCAGGCGCGAAAACATATACCGCTTTTTTACAGGAGAAGAGAAGGGAGCCGACGGAAGGAAGATACCATACCTCTATACCGCTTATGGTAACCGCAAAGGCAAAATACTGCGGCTAAGTCGTGAGATGGCCCGCGGCAAGAAGGTCGCCTTCTACATTGAGCGCCAGCATGCAGACGCAGGTTACCGGATCATATGCGAGTTTGAGGATAATGGCGACGTCCGCATATCCTTCGCGACGGACGCACCAGCCACGACCGATGTGATAGACACGTTGGTCAGGGACGCCGTCAATGAGCCAATCCTGGCGAAGGTGAGCGCACACCTCGGGCAGAGCGGGTACTCGTACCCCTCCTTCGATAGCCTGGCGAGTTCCAATGTTGAGCTCCATAGCCTGACATACGTGTCATCGCTGCCCGTAAGGAAGAATGTTCGCCTTTCGCGCGATATGGGCTGCCTGTCGGGCGTCTTCAACGTGATCGACGGCGAGCTGACGGACGAATCCGACCGCATGGCAATGCGCTATAGGAGAGTGTCAAACTACAGCGAGATGGAGGCCGAGGAAACATTCGTCAACGATATGCGCCGGCGTGGGCACGACGTCGCGAAGATCATCCGCGAGCTCCAGGCAAACTTCCAACTTGACGAAGCCGAGGCAAGAAAGAAGTTCGCCAGTTGGGCCTCCCAGGTGCGGACGGAGGCAGGCCTCTTCGAGAACAAGCAGGTGACCCTGCGCACCAACACAGGTTTCCTCGTATTCATCGCCCGAAACAGGGCCAATCTGGAGACCCTCGTGACGGTGGAGGGCGTCAACGATATCCGGTACCTCGGGTACCTTCGCATTTACCTCGATTCGCTGCTTCGGCTCATGACAGCCCGTAGCAGCACCGGTGTCACAACAGCCAAGATAAGGAAAGTGTGCTCGAGGAAGGGCTTGGCGGAAGCCCTGGAGTACGAGGATCTTCAGGCGATACCGGAGAAGCACGCGCAAATGCCCGCGGAGGC